AAAAACATTTTTAATGCCGCCACATGTATTAGCATTTGAGGCCGGCGTGGCCAGTGTTCCAAACGACATTGACAAACCTGACACACAAGACTAACGTTGCTGATGTAGAAAGGCAGAACCTATGAATAACCTGCTCCCAGAGACCCTTTACCACGCCACATTCCCCGACTCTGTAGACGCCATACTCATGTCAGGCCTGCAAGAGAACCAGGAAGGCGTCGTCAATTTAGCCAACAGCCCTGTATATGCAGCAGGCTTCGTGTCCATAAGGGACTTCTCCCGCCTAGGTGAGATAACAATCGTAGAAATGGATGGCATCCCGACGCCGAATATCGACCGCCAGCGCTTTGACGTAGCGCAGGTGCTGGCTATCAATGCCCGCCGTCTTGACCCAGAGAAGCTTGAGATTAACCACGATGAGGTGCGTGCCTCAGCAATGGGAGCTTTGCCCAGCGACCTTGTCACCTACCGATACAAGGGCAGCATCCCTCGTGAGGCGATACACATCGCGGACACATTCCATCGTAACGACAGTCGCATCCCGCCTCACTTCGCTCCATAGCCCACGGGTGACATGGGTCACATCCACTGACAGGCGAAGCCGCGTTTCATAAGGCCATCGCCCAATGCCGCGTAGTAGGTCGCCTCGTCTTCAGGTGGTGCCTCGTTCTCAACCTCTCGTAGCACCCTGCCAAACAAGTTGGGGTACATCGCATTCTGCCCTCGCACCTTGGTGCTGCCAGGAAAGTACAGCTCGTCATCCCATTCAACCTTCCTGCCCCACGTCTCTTTGTAAGGCTTGGCAATGAAGGTGACCTCGTCATTTTCAACGTGTGTGATAGTCAGACAAGTGCTTACGGGTGACTCTGGAGCAAGATAGGCGACATGTAGTTCCTGTCCTGCTGTTGCCTCAGGATTAGTGCTGACCCACCCCTCTGCCACCATTGTGAATGCATCTATATGCCATGCTTTCTTGACAATGCAGACAGCATCACTGACACGTTTGAACCGCTCAGTGTGGTCCCTCACCTCAGGTGTTAACGCCATAGAGAGAACCAATTCTAAGGCGTGGTCTTTCCAGCAAAAGATTGACATAGGCAGGTCTTCTCCTATGCCAAATTCCTTGACACACTGCTCCTTTGCATTGACAGCACTGAGCATAGATATAGCAATCTTGTCAAGACGATGTGTATAGCGAACGTTTCCCACATCTGAATACTAGCCCTACTTCCGCCACGGGTGACATCGGACGACTAATGTATGCGACATGGCTCAGAAGAAAACCAATAACACGAAGAAGACTGCAGAGAAGAAGGCTCCGGCGAAGAAGACGCCAGCCAAGAAAGCTGCAGCTAAGAAGACAGTAGCTAAGAAAGCTCCTGCGAAGAAGGCAGCGCCCAAGAAGGCAGTAGCAAAGAAGGCAGTAGCGAAGAAGGCAGTAGCGAAGAAGGCAGCGCCAAAGACTGTCAAGGCGAGTTCCCAGACAAGCACAAGCACAAGCACAATCGACGCAGACGTGATTTGGACAATCTTCAATTCAGAGACTTCTGTCGATGCCACAGTGAATGGCGAAGTCATCTATGCAAACGATGTCAAGCCTGCTTCAGTAAAGAAGCGTTTTCTCGCCTGGTTCAAGCGCTAAAGGCTCACGGGTAACCCCGTGTAAAATATTGCAGTGAGCGATGTATTCAGAAGCCAAGACACTGTCTTTGGCATACCCATACTTAGAGCAGGTAGAGCAGAGTGTCCAATCTGTCAGCATCCTACTGGCGACTGTTTTGAACATGAAGGTGTAGAGCCAGCTGGATTAAATCACATCGCATTCACTGACAGCACAATCGAGACAATGAAAGACATACAAACAGTTCTTGTCGAAGAAGATATTTACGAAGATAGACAAATAACACCGTTCACAAAAGCTCGCGTGATTGTTCATCACAAAGGAAGTTATGTGACAATCGACAAAGCACAAGAATTAGGAATTATCTAGACTGACTTGCTCACGGGTGCTGCTGTACAATAGAGTTCCTTATCGTAAGGGACCACTACAGAAAGCATGGTTATGTCGGTATTCACTTCAGAATTCCTCTCTTCGTACGTATCAAAACAAACTCCTTGGGGGTTTGGCGGCCTAGGAGAGGTCGTATATCTGAGGACATATAGCCGTCCTATTGATGGCCTAAACCGCAACGAAACATGGCCTGAAACTATCGTACGGGCTATTGATGGCGCTATTGAGATTGGTGCGCCACTCACACAAGAGCAAGCAGAGAAACTCTTTGACCACATGTTCAATCTCCGTTGCTCGTTATCAGGACGCGCTTTGTGGCAGCTTGGCACGCCTCTTGTGCAGAAGTTCTCTGGCACCTCACTCAACAACTGCTACTTCACCAACATCGAGAAGATTGAGGACTTCGAATTGCTGTTTGATTACCTCATGCTTGGTGGCGGCGTTGGCTTCTCAGTAGAGCGCAGCAAGATTCACGAACTACCCAAGGTGAAGGCTGGCGTCAACATCACGCACGAACGCACTAACGATGCAGACATTATCGTGCCAGACAGTCGTACAGGATGGCGTCGCCTTTTGCACAGTGTCTTGAAGTCGTTTTTTGACACGGGTAAGTCTTTCTCATACTCCACAATTCTGGTTCGCGAATTTGGAGCACCACTCAAGACATTCGGTGGAACAGCAAGCGGACCTGGCGCGCTCATCGAAGGCATTGACGACATCTGCAAGGTGATGAAGAATCGCGAAGGAAAGAAGCTTCGCTCCATCGACGTTCTCGACATCTGCAACATCATCGGCAAGATTGTTGTATCAGGCTCTTCTCGTCGCTCTGCACAGATTGCTATTGGCGACCCAGACGACGTTCTTTTCCTTCGTGCAAAGAATTGGTCCACGGGTAATGTTCCGGCATATCGCGCCAACTCAAACAACAGCATCTACGCTGACCACTTCGATGAGATTCTGCCAGAACTATGGAAAGGCTACGACGGTTCAGGTGAGCCATATGGTCTAGTTAACCGTCGTCTTGCACGTACGCATGGGCGTCTTGGAGAGCGTAAGCTGGACAACACCATCGAAGGCTTCAACCCCTGTGCCGAGATTGGTCTTGGGGACGGCGAATCGTGCAACCTGTCAACACTCTTCTTGCCAAACATCGAATCATTCGAGCAACTGTGCGAGATTTCCGAGCTCCTTTACATTGTTCAGAAGAGCATCACTCGCTTGAACTACCCATATGACAAGACGACAGACATCGTCCGCAAGAACGCTCGTCTTGGACAGAGCATCACGGGTGTTCTCCAGTGCTCTCCAGAGAAGATTTCATGGCTGTCTCCTGCTTATGAAAAGCTCGAGGCAATGGACAAGGAATACTCCAAGAAGCACGGACTGCCGACGTCGGTTCGCCTCACGACAGTGCAACCGTCGGGAACACTGTCTCTTCTTCCTGGCGTGACACCAGGTATCCACCCTGCATACGCAAAGTACTACATCCGTCGCGTTCGTTTTGGTGCTGCTGACCCACTTGTTGCAGCATGTCGCGCTCGCGGGCACAAGGTGCAATGGGACATTGGTCTTGATGGACGCGAAGACCACACGCGCTATGTAGTTGAGTTCCCGTGCATGTCGCCAGAGGGCTCAATTCTTGCTGCCGAGATGACAGCAGTGGAACAGCTTGAGTGGGTTAAGAAGATGCAAACAGAGTGGGCAGATAACGCCGTATCCGTGACTGTCTACTACCGCAAGGAAGAGCTTGCCGGTATCAAGGAATGGCTTGAGAAGAACTATGACACGGGCGTCAAGAGCGTGTCATTCCTCCTGCACTCCGACCATAACTTCCCGCTTCCGCCGTATGAGGAAATCGATGAGCAGGCATACACAAAGCTCGTTAGCAAGCTGGACATGACAGTGCCTCTCCAGTTGACCACGGGTGGCCTACTTGAGCTTGACGACTGCTCTACTGGGGCGTGTCCGGTTCGCTAATGCGATTATGAGCATAGAGGTGCTCGGGGTAGGTTTCTATAACTATCTCGGGCACCTTTTTGCATATACCGCATCTTCCGCCACGGTATACAGCCTCTGCCAAATGGCATGGCCAGTCTCTGCAGCAACGCAGAATAACGGGCAGGTCATCCCTTAGCATTGCGCTTCTTCTTTATTTTGTAGCCATTCAGGCGCAGAAAAGTCTCAATGTGTTCTGGGATTCCATCAGTAATTGGGATTCCCTTGCTATTTAGCGCTTTGCGGATAATCTCATGCCGCTTGCTCATGCTCTCTCCAGTCGGTCTGGTGGGACTCGAACCCACAACTCTCGGGTTAAAAGCCCGCTACTCTGCCAATTGAGTTACAGACCGTAGTCTCTAACCCAGGTATTGTTTGATTTTTTCTAGGAACTTATCCTTAGGGTACGCGCCGACAATCTGTTTGTCAACACGTCCATCAACGAATACTAAGACAGTTGGGATACTCATGACGCTGTAGCGCTGCGCAATGTTCGGGTAATCATCAACATTAAGCATTCCTACAGAAATATGCTGAGAATGTTCACGGGCTACTTCTTCGATGATTGGGCTGAAGAATGAACATGGGCCACACCAGGACGCCCATACATCAACTACCACGGGCTTGTCAGATGACTTGATAAACGAGTCAAAATTCTTGTCGGTTAGTTGATTCATGACTTTTCTCCGGCTACCTCATCGAATAAAGATGCCACCTTATCCAGGGTCTCCTGTTTAACTTCATCTCGAAAGAATGGGTCAAAAGGAGTACTCCTGATGCTGTTGGCTATTCCAGGATACCCCAGGTGAATAACATTAAAAAACGCCTGCCCTAAGCGCTCATCATGTCTTTCTTGACGTCTACGGGCTGCTGACAGCACAAACTCTACGTATTCTCGCCCAGTGCTGTAGTCGGGAGCCATCATCCACTAAGTCTAGTATTGCAATCTAGGCAGAACGAGGCCCACGGGTACACTTTTCGGCTAGATACAGGGTGTTGGCAGTCTCCGGCCTTAGCACAGGCGTCATTCACTGCGAGGCGTATGAATTCCGCCATAGACATCCCAGACTTTTCCGCAGATACCTTCCACAACTCGTGGTCCGCATCTGTCACACGGACAAGCACCTGTTTCTGGGCTGGTTCACCAGGAACAGAGCCAGTGTTTTTCTTGCGGGTTGGGGTTATCCCGTCTGCAACCTTGGCCATCGCGGCATCGAGGTTGTCAGCCTGCTCGTCTTTACTGGTCATCTTCCGTATCCTCCACGACCTCGGCATCAACTATGTCTGCATCAGGGATATTAATCGTCTCTAGTTGTCTACTCTTGTTAAGTATTGAATCGATATAGTCAGCTGGCATTACCCCTGACTTGCCCATCAATTCAAGCAGCTTGCGTGCCTCTGCCTCTGGGCTGAACTCGTCGATGGCAGCCTTAGGCGTAGCACCAGCCAAGACAGCACGGGCTGGAATCCGTTGCCCAATATCCACATTCACGTTCACGTTCTGCTGGTCCATGCCCAGGAGCTTTGCTCTTCTGTCCATAATCGACAGTACTGACGTAATAGCCTTCAGGTCGGGCTCAATCTGGACCTCGCTGCCGTCTGGCTGAGTCATCTTGCGATGTTGCGTCATGGGCCAGATGGCCTGCTGTAGCGCATCGAGACGCTCAAGCTCCATACGGAGAACTTCCGGGTATGCCAGAAGAGCCTCTTGGTTAAGCTTCTCTAGCTGCCTCGAAATAGCGTTGGTCACAGCCTTAGTTGTGATGTTAAATCGTCGTGCAATCTCGTTGTGAGGGACACCAGCCTGGCGCATCTTAAAGATTCTCAAGTCGCGCTCGGCAAGGAACTCACGTGTCAAGCCATTGGATTTTTCAGCCATACTATTTCCTAAGAGTGTTTAGTAAATTCTAGTACGACAAATGGCCAATCTGTGCCACGAGCGAGCTGCTTGGGCCAATCACGCTGGTCACGGGCTCCACGGAAGTGCCCCACGTTGTACACGTACCCACTGGGGTTAGTCGGGTCTGGGGTGAGGGCGAGACCGAACTCTGGCCAGCGAGACCACACAGAAGAACCAAATGGACGAAGGTCACGAGACGACATAGATGTTCCCAAGGGGGCGTGGTGCTCTAGCCACAACGCACATCCATACACGTCGCGAATCATGTCAAGGTACTTAGCCACCTCAACAGCGAGAGCCTCGCTTGTACGGGTGCCATTGTCAACAAAGGACTTGTACATAGGGCCCATACAGATGAGCTGTGGCTGGATTTGCTCAATGTACTGCTCAATAAGAATGCGGTCACGGGCGCTAGTGAGGTCCAGCCCATCTGGCTTTACAACCAAGTGCGCGTCTACATGCTTTGCGCCAGAGTGGCGTATTGCCTGTTGCATGATGCTGCGAGATGTGCGGCGGATAATGCGCTCAGGGTTTTCTAAGTCAATCGTCAGCGTTCTGACGGGTGGGATTTTTTGGAAGGTAAATGGGTGTACCCCAGCCGCTGCACAGAGTGCGACTTGGCGGGCCAGCATCGTCTTGCCGACGCCTTCCGCAGCGACGACCATGACACGCTCGCTACGTTCCAAAATTCCTGGAATAACCCATTCATATGATTCATCGTCTGCCTCCTCTAGGAACTCCTGCCACACAACAAGGCGGCCAGGGTTGGGGTTGATGTGTTGAGTATCAGCGCTGTTAAGCAACAGCACGGAGCGATTGATTTTCTGCTGCAGTGTCAGCTTGTCTTTATCAAATACATCGATGATTTGCGCCAGCAAAGAATCTTCTGGCTTGTCGTTTTCTTCTATCTCTTCCAACTCGGGCAATGATGATGCGCGCTCATAAAAATCGAGTTCTACCAAATCCTCAATTTGCTTCCCTGCAGTGATGTGGTCAGTAATGTCTTTGCCAACAGTAGACATCCATATGTTGCACCCACGGGCTCCTGCAGCTTTTAGCAACGACGCCACAGCTAGTGCATGTTGTTTGCCAACTTCGTCATTGTCCGCAACTATCTCTACATGCGCACGCGATAAAACATCAGTGTAGGACTGGTCCCATTTGCCAGCGCCGCTATCCATAGTGGTCGCACAAATGCCCAGACCCACGAGAGTGTCAACATCTTTCTCGCCCTCAACGAGCCATACGGGCTCCCCTGCTTCAATAGCCTTGATAACGCTTGGCAGACGATAGAGAACACGGCGAACCGGCGGGTCTTTGAGATTCCAGATGAACTCGCCTGGGCGATTTGGGTCTGGCTGTCGGTTGGCAAACGACTTACCGCCATCATCCAAACGGAAGCGAACCTTCTCATACAGAAGCACGCCTTCTTCGTCATAGTAAGGGTAGGTAGTCTCCACTTTCTTGCCGACATTGCGCTTAGCAGATGCGCTGCGGGTGTCTGGTTCAAACTTTGGTGCTGGCACCCACTCATCGTCATCGTCTGCGAACAGTTCGCGCGGCTCCATACCAATGGACTTACATATCTCGTCAAGGGAACAAGAGTTACCGCGATGACAATGCAACAATGCAGTCCCCTCATCGTTTTGCGAAATAGCCAAAGATGGGTTGGCGTCATCGTTGCGACATGGACAGCGCGCCATCCACTGATTACGACCTGTCTGACGAACACCATCTAGGAGCCCGAGCACTGTGTCTACTGGTTTAGAGATGTTGTTCATAGGTCTTCTGCAATAGCAATCTTTGTAAATAGTTTGAGAGTGCCGTTCTGCTTGCGCTGGCGAATTATTCGCTCTCGCTCCTCAAGACTCATGCCACCCCATATGCCGTGCATTTCCTGTGCTGATATTGCATACTCGAGACAATCTACTTTTGCGTGGCATTCGCGACATATTTCTTTTGCTACAAGAAAATCGCGTGCACGTTCGCCTTTTGCGTGACGCTCTGGAAACCACCAATCAGTTGGGTATCCGATGCATGCGCCATCTTTAGGTGGGTGAACTTCGTATGGTAGTACCCAGCGTATTGCTGACATATAGCCTCCCTTGCTTGTATCAAGCGAGACTAGTTGCTCACGGGTGAAAATGCAACGACTAATCGAACAAATCTGCAATGCGGCGAATAGCAGAAGCAATGCGCTCTCGTGCTGTTCGCCTGATGCCCAAATGCCCTTCTACAAACTCCTGCGCATGGCGATTTGACACAGATGTAATTTCATAAACCATGTCACGATATGAGTCGGAATTAATGAAGTGTTCCCACAAGAAAGGGTCGAAACCATCAAACATATGGAACGTCATCGATTCAAGGCCGGCCTTGTCAGCAATTATCTCAAGACGCCAATCAGTGTTTTTCTCTATAGCTATTAAAAGCTCTGTCATTGCAGTAACGCCATCATTATTGAAAGCAGCCTTGACAAAAGCATTTATTTGACGCTGCCGGTGTAGTGTCCACGCATCGTCAATCTCTTCTAGCTCCTCATCCGTCATGGATTCGGTGCTCACCTCGATGTCATCGTCGTCTTCCCAGTCGAACATGTCATCGGCGAAAAAATCTCCCATGCGTCTAGTTTAGCACCAACGAATGAGTTAGCAATTTTTTCTGTGTGACACTTGATGTATCGTCCATTGACGCCATCGCATTGCTGTACTTGTCATCGGTTCTGGAGTGGTCTAAGAACTCACCTATCGCGTTATACAAAGCCCATCCATTAAACCCATACCCACCAGCATTGCGTTCATTGACATATAAGTCGAGCACTCGCTCAATCAACGCTTCTCTGTTCTGCTTCTGACGTTCTGTCTCACTCCGCTGAGCAGGGAAAACACCATTGATTACATCGCTAAGCTTCTTACTCCTGAGCGGAATATTCACAGCTAGCATCCGCTCCGCTTCCTTCTTGAAGGAATCTGTCCACGCAGTAGATAGGTGAAGAACTGTCTTTGCATCCTCTATCACTGTGTCTACGTTTCTTGTGTGGCGGGCAGTAAAAACTCGCTCCGCATTGCGTAGACCTAGGACGACAGTGTTGTTGCACACAGCTCTGATATCTGTGTTTGCATAACGAATGGGCCAAACACCATCATGCCCAGTTGATACGACTAAGTAGCGAGCAATCTTGTCGTTCACTCCGGCAGGGTCAACAAATGTTGCACCGAGTTCAATCGTGGCAAAGAAGCGCGCGCCGCCTCTAAGGCATCCGACAGTATCCATAACAGCATCACCGGATGAAGCCCCAACAACAGCAAGAGCCCTCTCTAGGACTTCTCTGTTTTGGCGCACTACGTACCTGGTGCCAACTGTTGCGATTGGGTCAATGGTCCCATCGGTATTCTGCCTAACAGTTGCTCTACTGTCATTGATAATCACAACAGAGCCATCAGAATTGCGTATTAACTCACCATTATCATCTACTGCCGCTACCCTTGTTAGGAGCACGTCGTAGTCGGCATCAGCTGCTTCTAGCATTGCGTCTACGGTCTGGAGGCCGCTCATGGGCGTACCCAGTCTGTGCCAGGGGATTACCCTGTCACCACCTGTGGCATAAGCCATGCGGGCTTCGCCATTTGCCCTGAAATCTAGTTCGTGACTCATATAAATTCACCTGGAAGTACAATAGCAGCAAGGCTTTGCGGGGGGCAGAACATTTTTTGTGCTAAGGGGTTGCAAATCTCTCGAACCCGTGTCTATCATTACTGCTACCCCAACGTAGGGTTGGGGCCCTACCCGAAGGAAACCTATGATTATCAAGGGAACCGACGCGGCGAAGACATCCGCGACTGGCACGGCAGACACCGTGAGCATCATCAATACTGGAATCCAGACGCTTGGTTCATACAACCAAGGGCGCGGGCTGACCATGAACGACATTGTCGTGACGTCACTCACACAGCCTGGACATGTGATGAAGGCAACAATCACCCCAGAACTTGCACAGGCAATGCTGGAAACCATCAATGGCGAGAACCGCCCACTGTCACATGCACGTGTCAAGCAGTATGCAGACGTCTTGACTCGCGGCCAGTACGTGTTCAACGGGGAATCAATCCAGGTTGGCGTCAAGAATGACAACACACTTGTGCTGCTCAACGGCCAGCACCGTCTCAGTGCCTGTGTGGCATCTGGTGTGTCGTTTGACACAGTGCTTGTTCTCGGCCTTCCTCAGACCGTGTTCTCAACAATCGACCGTGGCAAGACCCGCAGTAATGCAGATGTGCTGTCCGTTGCTGGTTACAAAAACACGCATAACATCCAGCCTGCCGCACGTATCTTGGTTGCAATGGAGGCTGGGTTCAGCCCGACAGTGCGCTCAACCTTGAACCTCATCACCGCTGAAGACATCTTGCAGTACGTCAAGACAAACGAGGAGTTGCTCCAGGAGGCGCATGCAATTGCCTGCCGCATCAACTCTGTTGTTGGGGGAATCAGCAGCGCCTGGATTATTGCCTATGTGCACCTGATTCAGGAGCGTCGCGCTGCCGGTCATACTGGAATCGAAGTTGCACAGTTCTGCCACATCGTAGAGACGGGCATTGGTCTCTCGTTCGGCAACCCTGCCCTCGCTCTCCGTCAGTGGCTTGGTCGCGGAGGCTCAAAGCGCAAGGGTGCGTCTGGAAAGAATGTTCTGGAAGCAGCAACAATCATCACAACCTTCAACAAGTGGGTCAATGGCGAAGCTCTCCAGGTGTGTCGTCCATGGTCGGCAGAATCGACAGACTTCCCGTCTGTCACGAAATCGCCGCTCAGCTCGACAGCCGTTTGGCACACCAGTCGCTGATGATTAAGGCGCTCTGAGAAGCGCTATCATCGTTTAGAGGGTTCGTCAGCGTCGCATAAGTTCGAACGCGGCGCTGGCGGACTCTAAACGGGGAGGATATATGCCAGTTGAATATGGACACGGAGTAAAACAGCACATATCAGACACTGAAGGTGCTATTACTCAGTACACAAAATGGTTCGAGATGCATGAGTATGACTACAGCCTCATGTATCAGAACAAGTCTTTCTACGTTTTGGCCTACAAGCGTGGAACTAGCGAAACAATCCGCTGCGAAGCCGCTGATACAGTGCAAGCAGCACTACATAACGCTTATTGCAAAATCAAATACAAGTGAGGGGTAATGCAAACCTTTGTACCTTACGACACGTTTGCCTCGTCTGCGATGTGTCTTGACTACCGTCGCCTTGGTAAGCAACGCGTAGAGACCTACCAGCTTCTTCGCACTAATCTCGGCATTGTCGGAGGGTGGAAGAATCACCCGGCTGCGGTCATGTGGCGCGACAACCCAAACGGCCTTATTGCGTATGGGGTTGTCATGTGTGACGAATGGGTTAAGCGCGGCTATAAGGACACCACGAAAGAAAAGATTCTTGCGCTTGGGGAGCCTGATGCGTCTGACCTTCCTTCCTGGTGGGGCGATATGGATATCCACTCTTCTCACCGCTCCAACCTTTTGCGCAAAGACCCTACGTGGTATTCACAGTGGCACTGGGACGACGACCCGAATGCCCCATATGTCTGGCCAACGCTTGTAGCATAACCGCATGAACCGCCGAACCTTCCTCCGTAGTGCTGGCTCTGTTGCAGCCATCTCCCCACTCGTATTGATGTCAAAGCTTGCCGATATCGGACGACAAAAACGTGAACCGATGCAGCCGATGAAAACAGGACAGGTGCTAACTGCCTCATATCTCAACGAAATAACAGAACGCATAAACGAACTAGAGCAGCGCCTATGACCCGTCAGCGTTTGTTCCTCGACATGACATGCGTAGACGCTGCGCGTGAGAGAATAAGACATGTCTATGATACTTTTGACACTGTTTGCGTTCAGTTTTCTGGAGGAAAAGACAGCACAGCTGTTCTTTACTTGGCTAAAGAAATTCATGAAGAACGAGGGCTAGGGCCAGTCAAGGTCATATTCCGCGATGAGGAGATGGTCTCACCGGCTGTCATACGATTTATTGAGGAAGTCCGCGAATACGACTGGGTGGATATGGAGTGGTACTGCCTTCCTACTGGCCAGGAGGTTTGGGTACTTGGACGCCGCGAATACTGCCTGCTGTGGTCCCCGTACAGAGCCTCGCAGGGGCGATTGGTGCGAGAGATGCCACCATACGCCATTCGAGCAGAGCACTTTGGGTTAAATCCGTCAGAGGTGTTGCCGCAGTCAATCGATTACTACACAATGCAGGGCAAGAAAGGGCGTGTTGCTTTCCTCACTGGCGTGCGCGCGAACGAGTCAATGATTCGCTACCGCTCCTGTGTTCAGAAGCTTCACGAGAACTACATCGTCACTCCTTATCGCATGAAGAAGAATATTCCCCTGCGGTTTGCTAAAGTTATATATGACTGGACGACAGACGACGTGCTTAAATTCATTACTGAGGAGCACGGTGGAACGTACTGTGAGTATTATGACCGCGCTGCGATTACAGGGTCTAATACAAGGGTTGGTATACCTCTCCATGCTGTGGCAATTCGAAGACTCAATGATGTCTGCAATACGGAGCCAGAGTTCTATGACCGACTCTACGAATGCTTCCCACACATCGATGCACAGCGACGACTCTGGGCAGACTACGACCTAGATGCACGGATAATGTCCTATGCGGTAGATGGATGGAATGGTGTCCGTCGTTGCGTTGAGGAAAACATTGTCACTCCAGGGCTCAAGAACCGCGCTATGGCTTTCTGTTCTGAGTTCCGCAAAAAACACACAAGAGACCCAAGGTCATATCCTCTCCATTGGTTAATACGTAACCTTCTCATTAACGAGTTCAGCGTTACGTCAGTTACACCGATTGGGCCAGGAACGCGCGCCTACACGATTCAGTCACAAATCGATGAGTCGCTAGACAGGTTTGATGAGATTATTGATGGCTGAGGGCCCTAAAAACACCATTGCCTGAGACACAATCATCTCTCCTGTCTCAGTTTCTGCGACTATTAGCTCGACATCGGATACCGTTACGCCCAGCGCAGCCGCAAGGGAGGCTCTCATCCGTCCGACTTCTTGCTCCTTGGTTGCTATTTCTGTCGCAACGACATCGTGGATGTCAGCCGTGTCTACAAACACGGGAGCAGCACTGGCCAATGTTGTGAGTGTTTCTTCCGCCATCTTGGCTTTTACACACCCGGTACAAGCAATATAGGTACTGCCAGAAACGCGCTTGCGCACCTCCGTATGGCCGCACTCAAGCTTGTGGAGATACTCAACGTGCCCCCAGTGGCCAGTTTTGATGACTTCTAAAACCGCTTTTTGTGGAGCGCTTTTCTTGTTAATCTTCATCGTCTTCAAACATATCAGTGATTAGCTTGGTGAACTCATGAAACTCTGGAGTGAGTTTGAACAATGGTTCGCCGTCGAAGCCTTCACCAATAAATTCAACTAGTCCGTTCTCGAGCATGAAAAATAACTGCCACTCGAGTTCCCACTCGTCGTCAGTCATCCACTCCATTTAACTTGCTCCGGCGCAAGCCTTCTGCGAAGTAATCAAGGACAAGTTGTTGATTTCCATCACTAAATTCTACATCGCTACCACTATGATTAGCCTCTAAGTCATTACCTTCTGTTGCCTGATTGACAACATCACGCTTTGACTCAATAAGCCCATAGATTTTTTCATCGATGGTTCCCTCAGCAAGAATGTAAGTGGCCATTACTGACCCCTTCTGCCCGATGCGATGGCAGCGACTATAGGTTTGGTCAACGTCGGCAGGCGTCCACGGAAGCTCAACAAATACAACGTCCTGTGCTGCCGTCAATGTGTGGCCAGTCTTTGCTGCCTGAATAGAAAGAACCATTACGGGTGCGTCATCTATTGGCATGGTCTGGAATAGCCGCTTATTCTCTTCTACATCCTCAACGCGCATTCCGCCCTGAATCTTTAACCCGCCATACTTCTTAGCGATAAGGTCAACTATCTCCCTGTGGTGAGCAGCAACAACAACTTTGTCTCCGGATGTGAGTTTGCCGTCAATCCACTCGTTCACCGCATCCATCTTTGCCTTGGCGGCAAGGCGGCGAAGCACAGATATCCGTACCAAATGCTCATTTGATTCGGCCTTGATGCGTGCCTGAACAGCCGCAGAGTACGGAGACTTGCCGAGTTCCTTGGCTAGTTCTTTGGCGCGATTTGCCATGTACTCGATGATGTCGTCTTCAGCCTTGGTGTATTCCGCCATGGCTGTGGGGTTTGGCGCGACAACTATCTTTGAATGTCGCACGGGTGGCAGCTCTTCAAGAACGTCTGCTTTTACCCGTCGTATATAACACTGACTTCGCAACATGTCGTTGAGTTCGTCAAGGTGCGATGCACCATCGATGTGCCACTGCCCGAACCTATCGCGGAATGCACCGCAATACCGCCGGTAAAACCCCCAGAGGCCACCGAACTTATTCAGGTTCCCTAGGATGTCAAGCTGGCTGGCGTACTCGGCTGGACGATTGGTTATCGGGGTACCGGTGAGACACAAGACAATTCCTTCTTTAGGGGCGGAACGGGCCATCTTGATAGCAGCCTTGGTTCGCTTTGCTGTCGGCGTCTTGGCATAGTGCGACTCGTCATAAACATACGAGCGATGTCCTTTTAGCTCATTTTGCCAATGGTCAATGTTGCTGTACCCGACAACAAGAACATCGTAAGTACCAGCTTCGGGGAAATCCTTGCGGTTTGTCACCGTTGCGACACGGCGTAAAGGCAGCCACTTCTCATACTCCTTCGCCCAGTTAAGAACAAGAGTCGGAGGGCAGACAACTACGGCTGGATACGAATCGTAGACATACTCGAGCGTAGCTATGGCCTGCATGGTCTTCCCTAGGCCCATGTCGTCAGCTATGAAGCACCGGCGCGCATTGGAGGCATATTTGACGCCGGCCCGCTGGTAGGGGAGAAGCTCGCCCTGGAGGTTTGGTATACGTATCTCCGCGTCTCGTGCCCTTGATGCTGCGATGGTCTCGTTCTTGCTCTTCTCCATCGCAGAGGCGATAACCCTGACCCGCTCGGCTATCGGTTCATCGAACTTGTCTGCCCAGGCTATGGCGTCATGGATAACCGCTAGTGGGACTCGCCATGCCTTTGTTGGTGGGTGCCATGTGACGGATGGTAACGACTTTACAGACCGCACCTTTACGGGGTCATACAGAAAGCTGAGATACACCCAATCTTCATCAACGTAGACACCAGCAGCTTTGTTGGTCGACTCTGGCAGATTGAACTTGAGTACCTCATTGTCAACCTTGAAACGGTTACGCTCGGCAAACTCACGGGCTTCATGCAGACTGGTCATAGGGATGCGCCATACTCTGGCTACCTTGTCCCATTTTGACCCCGGTATCGCCTTGACTTGAGAGACCTGTTCTGCGTTGTAAGGAAATGACGCAGCAAGGTGGTCGTCCCAAATAAAAAGCGTACTATCATCCATAGACATCAGTGTAATGCGTTAATGATTGGACAGCAATGCCAGAAGAATCATTTTATGACCCAGAGGATGTGTCGCGCTCGTGGACCGAGTTAAACCTCGGGACGCAGGGTATACGCACCTCTCCGCCGTTGCTCGAATACCTGGAACTGCTCGAGTCGGTTCGATGGATGCTGCCGCGCGTAATGGCTTTCTACTCCGAGCAGGACTGGTGCGCCGGTTGGCTTATGGACCTAGAAAAGATACTCCCGGAGCGCTACCCGCAAATAGGCGTAGCAGCTAAGCATCTTGGGTCAATCTGCACGTATTGGGACGGCAGTGAAGATAGCCCTGGCGAGTGGGGGCAGTTCTAGTCGTCGCCTCGCAACGACCGACGGCTTGCGTTGCGCTTAGATACCCTTATGTGGCCATCGAGGCCTTTGGCGGTTATGGCATATTGGCCATTCGGCAACTTCTTGATAAAGCCCATTGAAGCAAGCTTCTTTGTGGCGTTGGTAAATGATTCCTTCCGTGGCGGCGCTGAGATACGGAACGCGCAGTAGTCCTCGTAGGAAAAGTTGCCGCTGGCGCGTATCTTCCGCACAAAGAATGCATAGCCCAGGATTCGTTCAGCCCAGGAGTTGTGGTTCAAAACTTTGTATGGAATTCCATAATCAGGGTAACGCTGGTCCCATGGTATTTGCTTAGGCATGCCGACAGCCTAGGGCCGCCATCACAAAATCAAACATACGGGGCTTTTAAGAACCCTGTTATTAAAAGCCGGGACTGCGGAGCAGTTATGAGACGAGGTGTTCTGGGGCAAAACAAAAGGGGCGCACCCGAAGGTACGCCCCCAAAGTTCAGGCTTTTATGATGTCGCCATCAAAGCAACTAATGCCAAAGTGACAACTACGGCAACCATCTCACCCCCCTATCTCGGTTGTCGGGTCAAAGTATGGGTCGGGTACTGTCGTGTCCCACGGACACGGGTAGTGAAAGTACTCGCAGTCGGGAACATCGCTCACGCCAAACTCCATCTTGGAACACGCAAACGCTCCAAGACAGAGGCAGACGAAAAGAAGCCCCCACCGCACGCACGAGCGTACGAAGTAGTACATAGCAGTCCTTTCTTCAGGACTCCGCCCACCGTGAACTGTACAGGTGACAAGAGCAAATGTCAAGGTTTTCATCTGTGTTGTCCGTCACACGGCTCAAAGTCACCAAGAAGTCGTCGGGCGACCTGCTGGAAGAACTCCGGTGAACCGGCGATGCTGTGCTCCACAGTCCCGTACAGCTCTTAGAGCTCTACGGGGCTAACGCGGCGGGAAGAAGGTTTCCTGCGGGAAGTTCCGCAACCTAACACGAAAAACTCAAAAGTCAAGTTTTTGGAACCTTGAAAATAAAGGATTTCAAGTTTTCAGGTTTTAGCCAAAAAAACAAGAAACCAAAAACTCGGTTTTGCCGTCGGCACGAGTGCCATCTGAGTCCCCGTGCGGCTGACCTCGGCAGCCCCGCCGCCAGCATCTCAAAAAGATTTGACGGTGGCGGAAGAGCGGGTTCGGCACAGGGTTTCGTGCCAAAACTAGACACTCAGAATGGCGCAGGCTGAAACGGGGTCACCGATACAGCCGAACAGGGCAAACGCCCGTGATACGCCTCGCTAGGCGGCTATCCGAGGCGTTTAGGGGCATGGCAAAGCCGACCCACCAAACTAGGCAGGTCGGCTCAACCGATAACTACTAGACGATGAACAGCGCAGTCAGGGCTATGACCACAACGATGGCGGTCATGCTTGGGGAATACCCAAAGCGGCGAGCGTTGGGTGCGTTGAGTGTGTGTTCCCCTGTGCGTCTACCCACACAACGACATCACGGCGAGGTGGCTCTTCTCCGCATGGGTAGAAGGCTGCCTTGTGCCACCCCTTAGAGCCGCAGTTGTCGCAGTAGCGTTCCCAGTCTTGGGGGTCGTCCCACCACGCATGGGTGGCGTAGTTCGCATCTGCCTCTTCTTGCGTCCCAGCGAAGGGGACAGGTTCGTTTATGAGTTGGATTACCTTCATAGTGTGAAGTGTACCTAGCACATCGCAGAAAGTCAAGCGATGTCGGAAGAAACTTTCGAGACTTTCCTGGACGCCTGGTTGGGGAACTCGATAGTCCCGTATACCCGAGATGGGTATACGGGGCTGATGGCACGGGAAGGAAAACTTCCGGAGTTGACTTTTCACGGGTGACTTGTTAGGTTATGAGTTTTGGTGTTTTTGACCACTTTTAGTGGTTTTTTGGCAAAGTTCGCCACGGAAAGTGGCGATTCCGAGAAAAACAACAAAACAACAACGAAGTTCTCGCCCGCCGAACGTGCGCTGAGCCGACATCAACTGGGTCGTCTGCGGGGCTGATGACCCAGTCACATTTACGACGGTGGCGGAAGACGGGCAACAAGAAAGCCCGCCCCCTTTCGGGAACGGGCTCTTGGTCAAACTGCCAGCAGAAGAACAACCGCCAGCGTAATCACTAACGCTGTCACTCTTTCTGTTCTTCTTTCTTTGGACATTGTCCTTTCTTTGGACATTGTCCCTGAAAATGGAAGACGCCATGCTTGCGAAGCCAAACACAGTCGGAACCTTCTTCTATTTCGGTTCCGCAACGACCGCACTTCTGATGGGGAAAGGCTTTCACAACTTTCCCT